ACGATCACCAGGACGAGCATGGTCGAGCGGTTGATCTGCATGGGATCCTCAAAGGGCAAGGCCGAGGGCCGGGGCCGCGTTGGCCTGGTCGGGCGGGGGCGGGGTCAGAACGTCGTTCGAGAGATCACGCCAGCCGAAGCCGGCCACGGAGCCGACGGCGAAGGAGTCGGGCTGGTTCGCGAGCATTCGCTCGACGGTGGCCCGGCGAACCCAGAACGAGCCCTCTGGCATGTCGGCCGGCCACTTCGGCCCGGAGATCCACCGCGGCCCCCAGGAGTTGAGGCAGAGCAGGGCATCCTCGGGCGAGCCGTTCTTGGCGTAGCGGACCGCCACGAAGGCCATACAGTGAGCCCACTGGCCCGAGGCCTTCGCGTAGGCGTGCTGGTCCCGGACGGACTCGAAGCCGACGAGCGAGCAGACCGGGATCGGGAACCCGGCCTCGATCGCCGCGGCCGCCTCGGCGAACGTCTTGACCATGGCGACGTGCTGGGCCGGGTGCTTCTTCGCGAGCGCGTCGAGCCTGCCGCCGTCACCCTGGCCGCCGTTGCCGTAGGCCCCCCACTGCTTCGCCCGGTCCGGGGAGTAGACGCGGAGGTCGTGCCCGCCGACCTGGTCGCGGTAGACCACGCCCCAGTCCTTGACCCACCTGGCCGCGGCCGCGCCGTACGAGCCGTCGCTCCAGCCGCCGACGGCCGCCTTGCCGTCGCCCGGCTTGCCGCGGGCCTCGACGCGCGAGCCGCCGTAGATCGCCTCGGTGGCCGGGAACGGCGGCGGGTTCGCCAGCCGGCCGGTCTCCCAGTCGACACACTGGGCGATCCAGATCCCATGAGCCCAGCCCCAGGAGACACAGTCCCCGATGCCTTGCCGCTCGACCACCCAGGGCTTCGCGTAGAGGGCCTGGTGGGCCTTGTAGGCGGAGCGGTACAGAAACGTGTCGACGCCCTTGGCCTCGCGGAGCGTCTCGGCTCCGGCGTCGCGGAACATCGGCTCGGGCAGCTCGCGGAGGAACGCGGCCACGCCTTCGGGGTCCGGCCGGTAGCCGTAGTCCGCCTCGCCGTCGAGGCCGAACCAGCCGCCGGCAGGCCGGGCCCGCAGGCCGCCCACGAGGTACGCGGCGGCCACGCCCAGGAGCAGGACGAAGGCCAGGAGGCGAAGGTGGCGGGCGTCAGCGCGAGACATCGGCGGCCCTCGCGATCTCGCGGTAGGCGGCGACCCAGGTCGACCGCTGGGCCGGCGACAGCGGGGCCCCGCTCGTGCCGGCGGTCCGGTCGAGGTACTCGCGGATCGCCTCGCGGGCCCGGGGGTGTTTCTCGCCGAGCGAGACGCCCTTCCAGCGGAGGGCCTTGGCCCGGGTCCGCAGCTCGTCCCACGCCACGCCGGTCCGGATCAGCGGCTCGGCCTGCTGGCCGTCGTGCTCGAGCTCGTCGGCCAGCTCCGCGAAGTGGGCCGACACGGCCGCGGCGTCGGCCGCCGCGTCGGGGCCGACGAACATCCCGCGGAGGTTGATCGCCGGATCCGGGGCCGGGCCGGGGGCGGGCGTCGGCGACTGCGGCTCGGACCGGGCCCACATCACGGCGGCGGCGGCGAGCAGCGCCGCCCCGACCAGGTGACGCCGTTCGATGGTCGGGGCCTTCTCGGCGAAGGCCGCGACGAGATGGCCGATCCGGTCGCCGGCGAACAGGTAGACGGCGGCGGCGACGAGAGCGAGCGTGATCACTTGGACCTCACGAGCGGGAGGAGTTGCTCGATCGCCCCCGACGCCAGGGCCAGGACGAGCGAACGGACGGCGGGCTTCGCGAGCAGCCAGAGCGGGTAGACGGCCAGCGGGACCGCCCGGTCGGCCACGGCGTCGAACAGGTCGCCCACGGCCTCCAGGGCCAAGGCCTTCTTCTGCTCGCCGGTGAGCGTGGTCACCGTGTCGAGCACGGCCACGACCAGGCGGAGGAGGCCGACCATCAGCTCGCCGAACTCCGCCCAGGTGAGGCCGTCGGCGGCCACGGCCCGGGCGGCCGAGACGAACGCGGCGATCTTGTCGAGCAGGCCGACCCGCTCCTCGGCGGCGGCGATGGGGGCTTCGGCGATCACTTGCGCCTCCAGACTGTTTCAGCGGGGACGACCTGGCGGCGGCGTTGCCGGCAGGACTGGCACTCGACGTACTGGACCTGTTCGTGTCCGCACCGCTTCGAGCTCTCGACGCGGCAGCGGCCGCCGCACTTCGGGCAGCGGTTAGCCGGCATGGATCCGCATCCTCGCGACGGCAGCCGCCGCGGCAGCCTTGGCCCCGGCGAGGGTGGAGACCTTGAACGAGCGGGCGGCCGCCGGCGCGGTGTCGGTCGAGACGATCCCCTCGGGGAAGTCGTCGATCCAGACATCGACCTCGACGCCGGCGGCCTTGGCCGCGTCGCGCTTTTGGGTGCCCGTGCCGCAGAGGATCGTCTGGGAGACCTCGAGGTCGCCGAACGCGAGCCGCAGCTCGTGGCGGTTCTCGTCGGTGTCGTCGCGGCGAGTGATGCACACCACGCGATTTCCGCGGGCCACGGCGTCGACGACGAACGACCGCCAGAGGCCCGGGGCCGCGGTGAACGTCCGGTCGTAGTCGAGGGAGATCGTCAGGCCGCGGTCCGCGGTGCGGTGGGCGACCAGCCCGCGGGCGGACTTCCAGAGATCGACGGAGCGGGCCGAGAGCGACGAGGCAGGGTAGGCGGCGTTCGTGACCGGGCTCACGTCCCAGAGCGTCGCGTCGGAGATCGTGCGGAGGATGTTGCCGCGCTCGTCCTCCTCGAACGACTCGCCCTTCGATCCGTTGACCGTGAACGCGAACGACGACCCGAAGATCGTCTTCGTCCGGATCAGCGTCAGGACCTTTTCGGAGTCGGCGGTCGGGACCGGATCGCCTTCGTAGGCGAGGCCCTTGTCGGACTTCTCGATCCGAAGCGTCCCGTTCGTCGTCCTTGCCAGGATCTGGTTCGGGTCGTGGTTGAAGAGGAGAGGCACGTCGACCTTCCGCTTCGCGAGGAACTTGTCGAAGGCCGACGGAAGGAAGACCTCGCGGAAGCCGCCGAGGTCGACGGACTTCGAGTTCCACGGCGGGGCGATCCCGCGGATCTTCGGCGCCTCGCCTTCACGCTGCTCGATCCCCAGCGTGTTCTCGTCGTCCGCGATCGACAGGTATCGGCGCTCAGGCTGGGACATCTTGTCCTCCTTGGTCTGGCGGCGGGTTCGCTCCGTCGACCATCTGCCGGGCCAGGTCGGCCGTCACGGTCGGGAACGCGGACGTGATCAAGGCGACGGCCGCGCTCGCGTCGAGTGTGCCGGCCGAGACCTGGCCGAGGACCTCGAGGAGCGCCGTCACCTGGGCACCGTTGAGGGCGGTCGCGGCCAGGTCCGCCCCGGAGGCGGACGCGGCGAGCGGATCCTCGGAGAGCGTGTCCGTCGAGACCTCGTCGACCGGCGCGGCCTGGTCCTGGGCGACCATCGGATCCGCGGCCGCCGGCGGCGCGTCGGTGGCGGCCGCCGCGTTCGCGAGCGTCGAGAAACCGAGTTGCATGTAGGTCTCGTTCGCGGCCGGATCGTCGAGGAGCGGGAGGTCCTCGAACTCGCGGAGCTCCTGTGGTTTCAGGGCGCCCATGTTGAACAGGGCCTGGTAGAGCTGGACGCGGGCGGCGGTGTCGGCCCGGAGGATCCCGCGGTTGTCCAGGCGGGCGTACACGTCCTCGCCGTAGACCGGCTGGAGGAGCATGTCGAGCGGCCCTTCCATCCGGCGGGCCCACGGGAGAAGCGTCCAGATCTGGGCCGAAAGGTGCTCCTGCTCCACGTTCGACCAGCGGGCCATCTTGTGATCGCCGACCAGGGTCGACGGCACGCCCCAGGCCCGGGCCACGTCCGGGAGGATCGAGTCCCGCAGCTCCTGGTACTGGTTCGCCTCCATCGAGTTGGACTCGATGGGCTTGAGCTGGGTCTTCTTCGGGAGGACCGCGACCGAGCCGCGGTTCTTCGGCCCGCCGTAGATCTCGCGGAGCTGGGCCCGGAGGGCGGCCATGGCCTCGTCGGGGATCTTCTCCTGGAGCTCCATCACCATGTCGGGCCGGGCCGAGTTGGCCCAGAACGACTGGGCCGCGATGTCGAGCTGGCGGGCCAGGGCGATCGAGGTCCCGCAGAGCTCGGAGGGCGCCATGCCGACCAGGCCATTGTCCGAGAGCCACCGCCAATGAATCACCGGCTCGCGGACCGGCTCCCACGCGCCGCTGTCGCCCCAGAACTCGTAGGAGACCGAGTAGTCGCGGTTGCGGACCACGCGGACCCGCGTCGGGTGGAGCGGCCGCAGCTCGGAGCAGAAGCCGCGAGCGCCGGGCATCACGCGGGCGTAGCCGTTGCCGTGGAGGGCGGTCCAGTAGGCGACGAGCTGCCAGAAGTCGAACGCGCTCTGCCAGGTGTTGGGCCGCTTGCGGATGGTGTAGGAGCAGGGGAGGTTTGCGTCCTCCTTGCGGCCGTCGGGCAGCGTCCGCAGGATCTGGACGGGCATGACCGCCACGGCCTGGGCGATCCAGCGGACGACCGCCAGGATCGACGAGACGCGGATCGCCTCGGTGGTACCGATGTCGCTCGCGGAGATCGCCCCGAAGCCGAGCGGCGACCAGACGGAGCGGACCTCGACGGCCTTGGGGGCGGCCCGCCGGCGAGGCGTCCGCCGGGTAGCGGGCTTGGTGGCTGCGGGCTTGCGCGGCATGTGGGGGCCTCGAGGTCCCCGCAATCGTCCGGCCGCCGCCCCGTCCGGCGAAGTCCGCCGGCCGTCAGATCAGCGTGATCCGGTAGTCGTCGAGGCTCGTCGACACGTCGTCCTCGTCGGTGCTCGCGAGGGCGAGGCCGTTCACGAGGGCCGCGATCCCGTCGATCTTCTCCGTACTCTTCGCCTTGTCCGGCTTGATCATGCCGGTCGCGTCGGTGTAGACGCAGACGTTGTTCGCGTTCCACGCCGCGACCGGGTTCCCGCCGTGGCGGAGCCGCTTCTCCACGACCAGGCCCTCGAGCAGCTTGCAAGGCGCGTTCAGGTACGCGGTCCGCTGCGGGATGTCCTTCACCGTCAGGCCCTCGCGTTGGAGCAGCGTCTCCAGGGCCCCGGCCTGCCACGGGTCGACCCCGACGGCCCGAATCTCGTGGGTCTCGCCGTAGGCCACGATGTCGCGGGCGACCGCCTCGTGGTCGAGCCGGTGGCCGTCAGTCACGGTCACCCAGCCGTCCCGGATCCAGGCGTCGTATGGGATGCCCTCGCGGACGCGGTCGGCGACCGTCTCACGCGGGACCCAATACTTCCACTCGACCGCGTAGGACCCGTCCCGTTCTTTGAACACGAACGCGGCCGCGGTCATGTCGAGGTTCGACGCAAGGTCGACGCCCACCCAGCACGGCCGGCCGGCGAGCCGCTCGGCCGGGCCGGCGGAGCAGGCGGACCAGTCGATCGCGCCCACCATCCAGCGGGAGTCCGCCGCCTGCCAGACGTTCAAGGAATACCGAAGCCACTTCGAGAACTTTCTCGCGTCGGTGCAGGCGTCCTGGTAGTCGGCCGCGAACTCGTCCTCGGGGAACGCCACGCCCATCGACGGGTTGGCCTTCCGCCAGACCTTCGGGTCGGAGTAGTCGTCGTCCTCGGCCGCGGCGTAGATCAGGCCGTAGAAGGTCGGGTTCGCCTTCGGGTCCTTGATCGCCAGCTCGCAGTCCTGCCACCAGCGCCAGCCGATCCCGTTCCGGTCGGACCCGGCCGTCGAGATCGAGATCACGAGGCCGTTCGCCGTGCCGCGGGTCGCGTAGATCAGGGCGTCGACCAGGTCGGGCGTCCGGAAGCTGTGGATCTCTTCCAGGATCACCGAGCCGTTCAAGCCTTCGTTCCGCCAGCTGTCAGAAGAAAGGCAGCGTATTTCTTTCCCGGTCTCGCGGTTGCGGATGATGCTCCGCGAGTCGACGACCTCGAGCATCTTGGACAACTTCGGCGACGCCTCGACCGATTGCTTCACCATCCGGTACATCGTCCGGGCCTGGAGCCGGTCGTTCGCCGCGAGGAACACGTCCTGGGCCGGGGCGTGGCAGGTGAGCATGAATTGGGCGAGCTGGCTCATGAGCGAGCTCTTGCGGTTCTTCTTCGGGACGAAGATCCCGGCCCGGCGGAAACGGAGCCGGCCGTCCGGCCGCCGCCATCCGAACAGCGGGCGGAGGACCTGCTCCTTCTGCCACTCGATCAGGTCGATCCGCTGCGGCTCGCCGCCGCGCTCGTCCGGGTGGCGACACAGCGTCGTGATGAACTTCACCGGCGCGGTAGCGGCCGCCTCGTCCCACTGGTACCCGGGCAGGTACTCGGGCCGTTTCGTCGGGTCGGTCGACGCCCCCGGCTTAGGTGCCGCGGATCGAGAGGTTGCGGAGGACCTGGTCCTCCTCGTCGTCGTCTTCTTCGCCACTGGGCAGCTCCTGCGGGATCCGGGCCGCGGCCGCGGCCGTCAGGCCGAAGTCCCTCGCGAGTGTGACGAAGTCCCGCCGCGAGTCACGGAGCAGCTTCGCGACCGGGCTCGCGGCCTGGCCCTTCTCGGTCGCGGTGATCCAGCCCTCGGCGGCGACCTGGTCGGCGAGCTGCTCGATCTCGGCATGGAGGCGGCAGAGGATCGCGAAGGCGTCCACCCGGTCGGCGGTCAGGCGGCCGTCGGCGATCAGGATCGGGGCGGTCCGCTCCCAGAACGCCAGGGCGAGCGGGACCTTCTGGACCGAGGCGGTCGGGGCGATGTCGCCGGCCGGGGCCGTCGGTGTCTTGCGGTACATGGTGTTTCTCCGCCGCTTGGTCTCGCTGCTCCCAGGCTGCGGGGCTGGCCCTCGGCTTCCCATTTTTCAAAACTCCCCATTAATTCGCGCAGAGG